TGTTATATTGAACTTCCAATTCCGCTTTCAACCTGTCTAGTACGTCAACAAATGACTCAGCCTTAAACTTCTTTAACACTGGGTCATATATTAGTATTGCGTTCTCTACAACTGATTTGATAGCGGCTTTGTCTACATCCGCATTGTCAACCAGTTTGTAAGAACCGCCGCCACCCAGCGTACTGAGTGATCGATTAATTCTGTCTATTTGCTTCTGAACGTTGCCTTCAACCTTCGAAGCATTTTCTGTCAGTCTTTTGTTAAAGGCGTCAAGCGCGCCTTCGAATTCTTCTCTGTAGTCGGGTGCAACTCCTGGCTCACCCTGAGGGCCTGCCGGACCAGCAGGTCCTGGTGCTCCATCAGCACCGGCGGCGCCTGCCACTCCCTGAGGGCCGCGTTCTCCAGTTTCGCCGCGTTCGCCTTTCTCACCTTGTAAGCCTCGCTCACCTTTTTCGCCACGCGGTCCAGTATCGCCCTTATCACCTTTTAGCCCTTGTTTTCCTTGCTTGCCTTGCGGACCTTGCGCTCCCGTATCGCCCGGTTCACCTTTCTCTCCTTTTGGTCCGACCGGTCCTGTATCTCCCTTAGCGCCAACTGGACCGGTGTCACCTCTGGGTCCTTTTTCGCCGGTGGGCCCGGTATCGCCAGCAATTCCAGGTATGCCTTGCTCGCCTTTTTCACCTTGCGGACCAGTTTCGCCCACATCGCCTTTATCCCCCTTTTCGCCTCGTTCGCCGCGCTCACCACGAGCCCCTTGAGGCCCACGAGCACCAACAGGACCTTCAATAGTAGAGACATCTTCAAGAACATCGAATATTCTCTCCTCTAGATTCGATATTTCTTTCGAAGTGTGCGCTATTGTAAACGCAGTCGCGACAGTATCAATCTTGCTCATTGAGTCTAGCCATATACCTAGTAAGTTCTTCTGTCAACTCATCTGCATTCGTAGGTATATATTTTTCCTCTTTTTTCTTTTCGTCTTCTTTCGGCTCATCAGGTACTACTTGAACTGGAACAGGCTTCTGTTCTTGAGGTGGTGCCTGTTGTTCTTCTTCATCATCACCGATTTCGCCCGAAGCCTCTTCTTCAGCAATCTCTTTCTTCATCTGCTCCATATCTTCTTCAGACATTTGCAACACGTTAGTCATGATCCACTTCTTGCTGAAGTAATCACCAACATACTGAGTCACTTCGTTCATGATGCCGATACGATTCTGTAGAATCTCAGCCTCTTTGAGTTCAGTGAAGTGATTGTCTTTGATATAGTCAACGTAGATATCATCTTTCCATTCTTCCCAATCTTCATTGGTGATGATACCTTTGAGAATAAGTTGCTTCTTAAGAATCTCAAGGAATAGTACGCTGAATCGTCTGCGCAACCGGTCAACAAACTTTTGAAATTTAACTTCGTCTCGCGAGATCTCAGTCGAACGACCAAGAGAGAATTGTGCTTCTTGCTCTAAACGATTGACTGGGACGTTGAGTGATCTATACAGTCTCTTCTGGAAATATACAATATCATCGATCTGTCCCAGGTTCTCGCCGCCTGGAAGTGTAGAGATTTCTGTACCACGACCGTTTTCTTTACGTGGCAGCCAGAAGTCTTCAAGCATTGACATATGCTTACGATCATCTTTGATCTGACCGGTGCTTGCATCGTAGACCAACTTATTACGATACTTGGTCATGATGTCTTTCATGTACGCTTCGGCTTTACCACGTGGTAAATTACCTACGTCAATGTAGAAGATTCTTCTTTCGGGTGCACGAGCCAAACGATAGATGACCAATGAGTCTTCCATCATACGCAACTGATTGATTGGCTTCAGTGCCTTGTGTAAGTGTGAGATAACTTTCTTTCGTGTGTCATCAAGCAAGCCAGACGTAACATAACTGACCGCATCTGTAGAGAGACGAACACCTTGAACCTGATTAGAACCAGGCTTCTCTTCGAATACGTAGTACTCTTCAATGCCGTCTACAATCTTGACACCCGTTTTCTCATCTTTCTTGAATTTGACTTCTCGTACCTTACGAATCTTTGCGGCATCGATGTTACGTATCTCTTGAATACCTGCCTTTGTGTTTGATTCGTTTACGAGTAGATGGTGTACAATACGACCATCGATATACCAAGCACGAAACATTTCGTAACCTAAGTCATTGAACTTGAGCATACCGACAACGTTTTCGAACTCTTCTTGAATTTGATCTTTGATCTTATCGGGTGCCTCGACCTCATCAAGTTTTAACTGAACTGATGATTCGAGTTCTGATGTGACAATAGACTCATTAACAATCTCATCGATTGCCATGTCTACTTCTGGGTTCATCGACACACCACGATAACGCATTATGAGTGCGTGATTGTCTTTAGACTGATCACCTTCTTGATTGATGTATTGACCATAATGCCCAGCACCGGTCGTTACATAACCAGCGGCATCTGGATCAGTTGGTGGTACAACAGAAGGCAACATCTTTGTCTTCTTTGTGCCAGCCCGCTTGATCTCGAAACCGAATAGTTTGAATAATGCGTTATTGTCGTCTGCCATAACTTACCCTAATAATATAACAAGGGAGCCTTTCGACTCCCTGTTATATAGTGAGTTATTAACTCGTTGTGTTTGACTCCCAATATTGATAGTTGAACGTTACGTCGAATGTCTCGACTTCTGCTCCTCCATCATATTGTAACTGAATCTCACTGACTGTGGTCGGGAATGCACCACGAATGTTGTATCGCTTGATCACGCTTTCGTCGCGGTCAAGTTGATCAACAATCAAGTCAGTTTGATAGTCAGTCGGGTTAGTCAAGCCAGTGTTTGTTGCGTGTGCATTGATGCCGTTCATCCATCTTTCCATAGCATCACGTACTTCGAACCCAGTGTCATTCAGAATGGTCACTGTCCATGGCTCGAATGTACGATCACCTGCTACTTGAAGGATGCGCCCTCGGAAGGGCACAGCAAGTGGTTCTGTTACTGACTGAGGCAATTGAGCGGCTCTACACATGAACGATGTAAGTTCTACATCGCCACCTGCATACGCAGGAAAGTTAATAGTACAAGCGAATAGATTCGGTCTTGCACCACCGCCACGCAGTTTTGCCTTAAAGTCATCGACTCCTAGAATCGCCATTTAAACTCTCCTTACGCTAAGCCAACTACTTCTTCGAAGTCAACGCCCGTTCGCACTGCTACGAAACTCAAGGTTACGTAGTTGATTGAACGTGCTGGCTTCACGAAGATGTCTGCTCTAAATTGATTATTATCAATAACGTCCGCAGTGTTGTTTGTTTCGTCACAAACTACACGGAAGTCACTGATACCTCTTCGACCCTTAATGTCTCTCAAGAAGGGCTCTACTACGTTAACGAATTCGGCACGTGTGAATTCATCATTGAATTCGAACATTACGTTCTGTGCGGCACTCTTAATTGCTCTTTCCATGACTAAAAACAGTCGGCGTACATTGATGCGATCAAACGCACTTGGACGATTCAGTTTAGTCTTGTCACCGAACAACAATACACCTTGACCTGGTAGGTTAACAACTGGGTTGATACCTGCCTTGTACAATGTGTCACGTTGTGCTTTCGTTGGATTCCAAGCAAGTGATGATACACCGAAGTACTGACCTCGTCTCTGCCCAGCAGGTGAGAACCAAGGTGCGGCAACGTTATCGGTCGATGCCATCAGACCAGCAGTTGAAGAAGCGGCTGGAATGAATACGTACTTATCGTTGTACTTGTCATACACTTTCAGATAGTTTGCATCAACAACAAGATAAGAAGATGAAGTAAGCCCTTCACCAAAAGACTTGATGTTATCAGTGATCGTAGCAGGATTCTGTACGTCAATGATATCTTCTCTTGCTGGTGAAGTAACAACAATACAGTCTTTACGCGCTGTTGCAGTTGTTACAAGCGACTCAACGATTGTGTCTTGATCACTAGATGAAGCCAGACCAGGTGCGATCAAGAAATCTACCTGAATCGTGTCTTCGTCATCAAACTGTTCAAATGCTGAATCGTATGCTTGACGTGTCAAGAATGTTGATTGTGCACCGCCGTTGAAACTTTGTGTGCGAACATTACGTCCTTCACCGGCTGGAATTGTGTTTGTAGTCCAGTCAGCCGCGGCTGTTGTTGTTGACTGATTTGGTCCAATCGAGGCCGCCCAAACATATGCAGACTTGTCGTTCAATACGTCAAGTGCGAAGTTGTTTGTACCGTCGGCTGCCTTAGCATCTGTAGCAAGCGACAAGAAGGGCCAAGTTTCGAGTACGGTACCAGGAGTACCAGTGAACTTGCCGTCTTCGTCAACAACTGCTACGTGAACTTCATCGTGTGCAGTTGAGCCTGATGCTGAACGTGCTGAAACAAAATCTGATGTTTCAGGAGCCGCATCAAAGTTGCCTTTGTAAGTCCAGTTTTCGAATGCACTGTCTGATGCAGACCAAGGGCATACAGATACTAGCAGTGAGTTACCTGCTTCACCTGCATACTTAGCGAAGAATCGCTTGTTGTTCGAAACGTGTCCAGAGATGTCAGCATCCCAGTCATCGCGGTTCTCAACGAGTGTTCCGCCTGCTGATGAATCAACAGCGTTCAACTCGGCTGAGCCTTTGCCACGTACAACTTGAAGTGAGCCTGAGTATTTTAAGAAGTGTGCCGCAGAAAGAAAGTCAATGTTATTACTATCTTCTACGAGTGTGGGTGAACCAAACCGCTCTACCAATTCCGTCTCATTACCTACTAGGATCGGTTGTTTGATTGGCCCCCAGTTAAAATCGCCTACGATAGCACCGGTAGATGAAGTCACCGCAGGTACAATACCCGACAGATCTACTTCTCGTATGGTAACCGCAGGAGACTCCGATGTGCGAAGTGCCATAGTCGTGTCCTTTTTTCGTTAACATGAATAAGTTATCATAATACGGAATTCAATGTATTTATTTATAAATACTTTACTTTCGACGAAACCATGACACAAGTACTATTCTGTGCCCGGCTCTGACTTGAGCAACTCCGTGTTTGACATTATCACCATAAGATAAGGATTCACCAGGCTCTAACGTGGGTGTGCACACGATTTCATTCTTTCGATGCACTGAACCTGTTTTTACAACATAAGAGTCTTCAGGTGTAGGCAGATCATAGTGTGTGTCCCAAACCAACGTCTCACCACCTTCGAGATCTTTTTCTTCAAGCAAAGTAATACACGTTTGTGTATGATGCCCGATATCATCATGATGTGGTCGTGTCCAAGAATATTTGGGATATAGTAAAAAATAACTTGACAAATGAGCGTAGCCTATGCTATGATAG